ATGTTCAGTATTATTTATTTAAAAAACAAGTACCAGTTAAGTCTGGAGAAATTGTTACATCTACATATTCATTCGGTGATCCAAAAGCATATGATAAAATTACATTACCAGATACTAACATAATAGATATTGTATCAATGATAGATAACAGAGGAAATGAATGGCATGAAGTAGATTATTTAGCACAAGATACTATTTTTAATGACATATTAAATATTAAATTTAATGACGAGGTTTTAGCTGAATATAAATCAACAGTACCATACATATTAAAATTAAAAAGGACTCCTAGGAGATTTATTACGAGATTGAGAGATGATAATAAAACAGAATTAGTTTTTGGCTCAGGAATAAGCTCGGACGCGGATGAAGAATTAATACCGAATCCGAAAAATGTAGGAATGGGATTAGAATATTTAAATCGAACAACTACTACTAGTGTAGATCCTACTAACTTTTTAAAAACACGTACATATGGATTAGCCCCAGATAATATTGTATTAACTATTACATATACAGTCGGCGGCGGAATAAAAGATAATGTTGTTGTTAATTCAATTAATACAATTGATACTATATCATATAATGATAGTATTAATTATACCGGCGTCGATTTAGATTATGTTAAAAGTACTGTTGCCGTAAATAATCCAGTCCCGGCTGTTGGTGGGCTAGAAAAGCAGAATATAGAAAGTTTGAGACAAAGTGCAATGGCGTCATTTGCAGCACAGAATAGAGCAATAACTAGAGAAGATTATATAGTACGTTGTTATTCAATGCCAAAGAAATTTGGATCTGTTGCTAAAGCATATGTAATTGGTGATTCACAACAAGATTCATCTGATGTATCATATCCTCGCGAAACAATTTCTAATCCAATGGCATTAAATTTATATACATTAGCATATGATAATGAAAAAAGATTTGTACCATTAAATGTAGCATTAAGACAAAATTTAAGAACTTATTTATCAAATTTCAGAATGCTAACAGATGCATTAAATATAAAATCTGCGCACGTAATTAATATAGGAATTAATTTTGAAATTATACCTTTACCTAGATATAACAGTAATGAAGTTTTATTAAGATGTATTGATTTGTTAAAGCGTTTATTTGAAAATGATTCTATGCAAATTAATATGCCATTAAATATATCTAATTTAGTAACAGAGGTAGATAAAACAGAGGGAGTTCAAAGCGTACCGAAATTTGAAATTGTCAATTTTTATGATTTGACAAAAGGATATGTAGGTAATTTATATGATATTGAAACAGCTACAAAGAATAATATTGTATATCCTAGTTTAGACCCTAGTATATTTGAAATAAGATTTCCTAATTCGGATATCAAAGGAAAAGTAATAAGTAATTAAGGAAACAAATGTATCAATTATATTTCGCAGAAAGAGATACGACATTATATGAAAAATTTCCAGATCAAAATACTGGAATAGATCAGATATTAGAATTAACTAAAGTTAGTTCTGGCTCTAAGTTAAATGGTATTATACAAGCAAATACTACTAATACAAGAATATTATTAGATTTTGGAACACAGATATCTTCTATAACAGCAGATGTTAGTAACGGAAAAATACCTCCAATAGGTACTGGAATTAATTCATCTTCAGTCTTTCTAACTCTCAAAGCATCAGATGCATCCGATCTTCCTTTATCATATACTATTAAAGCATTTCCAATATCTGAATCATGGAGTAATGGAAATGGAACACATGCAGATATTCCAATAACTACTAATGGTGCATCTTGGCATTACAAGGATGCAAAAAATCCTGGTACTGTTTGGACAACTGGATCTGCTGCTAGTTATAACAATCCGGGAGTGTTTGATAATCAAGGAGGCGGAACGTGGATGACAGGTTCAGGATATGAAGCTAGTCAGTCCTTTCAAAATCAATCACCAGACATTCGAATGAATGTTACTGATATAGTACAACGTTGGGTTGATAGTGATATTGCTAATAATGGATTTATGATTAAACGAAAATATGATCAAGAAATAAATGGATCTATATTAGGAACAATTAAGTTTTTTGGAAGAGAATCACATACCATATTTTTACCTAGATTAGAAGTTGCATATAACGATGTCAATTTATCCGGCACAGGGTCATTTAATGAAATTGCAACTGACATGTATGTGCCTTATATAAAAAATATTAGACCAGAATACAGATCCGGCGACATAACAAAATTTAGAATAGGCGTCCGTCCAGAATTTCCAGTGAGTAGTTATGCAACTAGTTCTTTTTATTTAACAAATGATAGATTACCGGTAACTAGTTATTACAGTGTTTCAGATACAGTTACTAATGAGGTCATAATACCATTTGATGAGACTATAAAAAGTGCTACTCAGATATCTTGTGATTCGAATGGCAGCTTTTTCAAATTAAATTTAAATACTTTTTTACCAGAACGATATTATAAGATATCTTTAAAGGTAATTAGAGATAATGGCGATGATACGCAAATACATGATGATAGATTTTATTTTAAGGTTGTTAAATAATGGCAAATAAATTTATAGATAGAGAAGATAGTAATCAGGTAGAGACGGAAGATTTACATTCATTATTAATTAATGTAATGCGAGAAGAATTTCCGGATGACCCGTTATATGCTAACGGCAAAACACGAGTATCTCAAACCAATACTGAGAAAATAGAACCCCCTTTAATATCAGTCGATGATATTAATTTAACAAATCGTAATGACAATCAAATTTTAGATTTGAATGCCGAACAAATAACACATGCTAAGTATGCAGTTAATAAAATGTTGCCTACTATTGATGATGATGACTTAGACGATATATTAGAAGATGAATGGGAATATTTTTTAGACGAAGATGTTATATCAGCTCCTAGGACCGATGGATTATTTTTAATCAATAAAGAAGTTAATCTCAATCCGCCTGATTTTCATAACGAATATATAAAACGTGGTCCGGCTGTAATTGATGCGAGAATGGCTAATGGCATTGAACCAGATAAGGTAGTAAAATCTACTTTTTGTGTATTTTATATAGAAAACAGTGCTGCATTACCAATACCTAATTATAAAACATTAGAAGTCATGTTAGTAGAACGTAGTAAAACTTATAGTGATATAAAAGAAGCTACAGTGGAGCAAACTAAAGAATTTGATTTAGAGTTAGACGGTAAATTTACAGCCGATAATGACGGAACTATTGACCCAGTAGAAGAGTTTAGATTTCGTCAAGTCCTGGATCGGTCTGTTAGTTGGAATCCTAGGATTAGATTTGCTAGTGGTTACAGACCCGGTCAAGATGAAAATGCTACACAATTTCTAAGAGATCCTGGCGATTATTTGATAGTCCCGGCGAAGAGAATTAATGGATTTTATGATCCTAAAGTATATCAAAAACAAACATACAGAGAAAAACTTCGAGCTAAATATGAAGGTAAATTAATAGCATTACAGTGGAGTATACCATATAATAACACAATAGTAACTAACGGCACACCGCCAGTCTTGAGTGACGATCTGGTATTTTTAATACGTATGATGATTAATGGTTATTGGAAACAAGTTATTTCTTCCAATGTATTACGTGAATATGCAATCATTAATAATATTGACTTATCTGGAATAGATTTTGTATCACGAGCAGAATTTGAAACAATATTAAATACTAGTGGTACATTAGAAACTGGATTTTTGCGTGGAGGATTATATGGTGCCAATGGCCTAATTAATAAATTGGTTGAAAATGGCGGAGTATCAGTATTTCAAGATGATAATATTTTAGATGGCGATATAAAAGAACAAACAGATAAAATTAGAGCATTTTATGAAGCAGTATTTAATTATGCCACCGGAAGAGTTCCGATACCGGGAGATCCTTTATTTCCGAGTTTCAATAAAATCGTAACTGATTATCAAAATGCTGTCGCCGGAGAAGCTAAATCTCCCGGCTGGAGTGATTTTTCTCATATTGCTGAAGTAGATAGATTAGAGCCACAGGAGTATGAAGATTATTTAAACAACTATAATAATGGCGGTGCTCCATTTGATATTGATTATTTAAAACCATATGAGCCTGCAGGATCAATTGCATATTACCCTAAAGACCAACTATTAACATTACGACAACAAGCTGCAGCCCAAGCGGCGATCGATTCTATCAAAAAAGATATAATGGAATTATTACCGGCATTATCAGCTCGAGCATCAGAATTAGATCAACGATTTAGTGCTGCGCCAGCAAATTATAAAAATTATATTAATACGTCCTTAGGGCCGGCCGGCGATATATATAAAATAATGTTTTCACGTGATAAGTTTCAATTTAAGAAAAAGAAGTGGAGAAAAAGATATTCACAGAAAAAAACCGATTCAAGTTTTATGCGATTATGCGAAAGGGCAGATAGATTATTTTTATTTATGAGTCAAAATGCTGAAGATGCTTTATTTTATGATCCGCCATTTAGAGACTTTACCAGATTAGTTAAAAGAGATGATTCAATATTAAGTGAATTGTCTCAATATTTAAATACTGGAGATAAACATTTATTAACAGCAAATGATTTAGATGGAGTTCCAGGCGGAGCAAGTTTTGCAGCTTCAGCTGCTATCGGAGCCGGCGCTGGAGCAGCCGCGGGAGTTGGTATTGCAACTGGTTTAGCCGTTGGGGCAGGCATTGGTGGCGGAATAGCTGGCGCTGCAGGTGTTGGTATAGCTATTGGAGCATTACCAATAGCAGCAGGTGTAGCGGCAGTGGCAGGTATAGGAATAGCAGTTAAATCATTATTGTTGGACTTAGATCTAACACCTAGAGGACATCCATTTCGACGCGGGATGCCCCGGGGGCAGGCAGGTAATAGGCAAAGAGACTTATTAAAGAAAGTTTCATATATGAAACTAATAATAGGTACATATATTTATTTAGAATTTGTACGTAAGGAAGTTGCTGACTTAACTAGTCAAGATGGACAAGCAGTAGACCTCTTTGATAAGTGTATAGAAATAGATACATCATTTGAATCAACTAGGTTATTAGTCGATCAAGCATTAATTGATATAGCAGCAATAGATGAACGAATTATAAATTCTAATACAGTGGGCCAATTCCGACAAATATTAACAGATTTAGAAAATATTGAAACTGCATTTGATGATATAGATTTAACGTTGTTTGAACAGGGCGAGAATATAAGAGTACGTATTGATGATATTGTACAATATATGATTAAACAGCAATATGATTGTATTGAATATGCAAGAGGAAAACTGAATCGACAAAATAGTAAGTATTACTTTACTTGGCCATCAGATGTAAGATCAGTAATTGAAAATTATTTCCCAGGAAAAAATTTCAAAAGTAATTTAGCAAGTGGAGCTCCGGAGGGAGAAGATTAATTATGTCAATAACTAGATATTCAAATAGTGAAGAGTTACAAGAATCTAAAGGAAGGAATTCCGGGATTGTTTGGAAGCAAGAAATTCTTAAATTTTTAAATTTAAAACAAGTATCTGTTCAGTTAGAAGAGACGCCATATATAGAAATGCATATCTATTCGCCGACGGGTAATAAGTTACTAGCTAGTAGAAATGTAGAAAATTTTATATATAAAGGATCTGACATTTATATAGATTATGTTACAGAACTTAATAATATTAATATACAACGAGGTTATTTTAAAGTTGTAGTTAACATCTACAAACAAATAATGGGAAGTAGTGATCTTCCATTATTGACTATAAAAGATATTTCACCTGATCGACAAGAAGTACAAATTGTACTCCGGCCGGACATCGAAGGCTTAGATCCAGGGACTAGGCAACAACTTATTAATGGATATTTAGAAAAATATTCATCTGCATTTACTGAAGATGTTGCATTAAATTTTGGCCAAAATAAAATTTATAAAATTATCAATCAAAAAGAATGGATTAATGATGATGATATGGTAATGCGATTATATGAACCATTACCAGTAGAATTTCAATTAAATGATACATGTTGGTTAATAGAACAATATAATGATTCGATTATAGATGAAATAGATATTAATATTGATCCAGTTGAAGCAAAGCCTAATATCCTACGAGGCCCTAATTTTGAAATAGAATCTAGATATAATACTATTACAGAAACAGATTTTGAATCTTGGAGCACATTATTAAATACCAATGTAAGTACATCACAAAAAATAATTGATTCATATTTTTCAGGCTCAATGGGAGTTAATTTAGGATTAGATTATACAGGCTTTCAAAATTTTATTCAATATTCATCTGCAAATGAACGATTAAATAATTTTAAATATAAGTTACAAAACATAGAATACTTTGATCAGCAGCTAAATATTTTAAGTACATCGTCTGGCAGTAGTAGTTCTCCTACATTAAAAAATATTTCTAATTATACTAAACGAAAAGATAGTCTCCTAGGAGAATTTGATCGATTTGAGAATTGGTTATACAACGAATCTACTAGTAGTTTAACTACACATGGAGACACCGGTGGATATATTGGATCACAACAATATGTAATTAAACCATATCCTAAGTATTTTCAAAATGGTTCATTTAAATTACATCATACTACATCTTCAATAGCAACTAGTTGGTTTAATTCTTTAAGTGCTACCGCATCTTTATATGATATAGAAAATGATACTAGTTTAGTAAGATCGATACCAGAACATATACGTTTGGATAAAAATAACGATCAGTATGAATTATTTGTTAATATGATTGGACAACATTTTGATATATTATGGACATATATTAATTCGTTAACTAAAGTATATAAATTAGAAGAACAACCTAAACTATCAATTGATAAAAATTTATTACCAGATATTGCCAAGTCAATGGGATGGGAATTAACTAATGGAAAACAGGCATCTCAGTTATGGCAATATAAAATAGGCACGAATAGTGCTGGAGCATATGCCCAAACTGGAAGTATATTTTCTCAATCGGATCAAGCAATTACAGAAGAGGTATGGAGACGTATCGTAAATAATTTACCATATCTTTTAAAGACTAAAGGAACTAAAAAATCTATTGATGCAATGATGAATATATATGGTATTCCATCTTCAATATTATCTATTAGAGAATATGGCGGTCCTAAGGTAGGCGGTGATGTTCCAGCTTTAATAGAAGATAAGTTTTCATATGCTGTAGAATTTAATTCTGGTTCTAATATAAATTATCCTACTAGTTATATACCTTCCGGATTAACTGGATGGGGTATCGATAGAGGTACAATACCTGCTATTACAAGAGAGTTTAGATTTAAGCCATATGCTAAACAAAACATGTTAGTATATTCACAAAATAATGAAGATGGTCAGGCGCTAACATTAATAGCTGTAGAACATACTGGATCATATTCTGGAAGTATTGAATTCGGCCGGATGGTAGTATCATATGGTAGAGGAAAAGGATCATCTGAGAACGGGTTGCCTATAACAGCATCTACAGGATGGGTACCTTTATATAATGGAGAATATTGGAATGTTAGATATTATTATACAACAACCGGCGATCATTATAATACCGGATCTAATACAAATACGACATATAATTTACAGGTAGAAAATGCATCTGATTTAACTGATGGTAAGATTAACTTTTCTTCTAGTTTATCAATTACTCCGAGTAATACTAGACATTACCAAACGTGGTCCAATACGAGTGCCGGTGCAGACAATGGAAATACAGTTTATATAGGTGCTAGTACTAGTTCAAATGATTCGGCATATAATGTTGAGACATACATGACTAACTTTTTAGGTGCCAGGGCAGCTACGTTTTCTGGATCAATGCAAGAATATAGAGAGTGGCTAGAATTATTAGATCAGAAAACATTCGATAGACACACATTAAATCCTACATCATATGTTAGTGCAATATCTCCGACTAGTTCATATGATACACTAGTTAGACAATATACATTAGGTTCTAATACTATTGGAGTTGATTTAAGTCAGCCCGGAACTGTGATATCATCTAGCCAACCATTTCCAAATTTGATAGCAAATGCAACACCTGTAGGATTTTCAACTCCGGACAATTCAAAAAGAGGTAATTTTATTCCTGTTGAAGAAACATATTTTATAGAAGGTGTTTCTAGTGGTATGAATAGTGCTAAGTCTCAAAAAATTAGATTTGATGATAATAAATTAGTACGTCAATTGTCACCTACAAATACCGCAGAAACTTCTTTGTTTGACTACGCGTCATTAGATACAAATAAATTAGGATTGTTTTATAGTTATACTGATCAGATAAATAAAGACATTTATAATCAAGTAGGTGATGTAGAATTAGATGATTATATCGGAGATCCGGATGATGAATTTAAAGTAGATTATCCGTTATTAAAACAATTTTCTGTAAATTATTGGAAAAAGTTTATAAATACTAGTGATGTAAATGCATATATAAGAATTTTTACTCAATTTGATTTTGCATTATTTAATCAAATTCAACAATTATTGCCGGAAAGAATTGATGATGTAACTGGATTATTAATTGACCCTAATGCGTTAGAAAGATCTAAACAGACATTAACTAAGAGGCCTGGAGTTGAACGAAATGATCATGATATGCTTCTACCGGAAACGGTACCTACTAGTAGTGGAATATATGGACCGGCATTTGATTTTATTTTAAATAAGCCGCTATCATTAGCATCTAGTTCAATAAATATAGCTCTTAATTTTAATGTAAACTGTGTTTTAACATCTTCTATTGTTACAGAATTAGATACAGTTGTTGATCAGTATAGAAAAAGTGCATATTTAAAAGAAGTAGTATTCCATTTTAGTGGATCAGTTTCTTCATTAAATAGAGAAAAACGTAATCAAGCGCATGCGATTAGTCAATCTATGGGATTATTTTATAGTCGTAGTTTGATAGACGCAGCATATCATGATGATGATATGTTTAAGGATACATCAATTAAATATTTAGGTTCACGGATTTCTGCTCCAGGCGTCAATCAGCCGTCGAGTATTGCAGCTTTAAATTTCAGGCCTATAGTAGAAATATTTGAAATGAATCCAAATCAATTGATATATACAAAAGAACCTAGAGCCAGTGAAGGAACAAGTAAAATACTTCCAGGCAACATAATAGTTAGATAATTATAGTATGTACATATTTATAATAAAATTATAGGATAATACCATGGGATACTTAGATAACAGTACAATAACTGTCGATGCAATCTTAACCAAAAAAGGAAGAGAACTTTTAGCAAGAGGCAGAAACGAATTTCAAATTTCACAATTTGCATTAGCAGATGATGAAGTAGATTATGATTTATATAATTCAGAACATCCATTAGGAACTGCTTTTTATGGAGCGGCTATTGAAAATATGCCGATTACAGAGGCTTTACCAGATGAGACTCAAATGATGAAATATAAATTAGTAACATTAGCTCCTGGAACAGCTAGAATACCGGTTGTTACAATACCAGGATTAGCTGGATCATCAATAATTCAATCGGGTGGAGTTATTACAATTACACCTCAAACACAAAATTATAATGGTGGAAATTCTAGATTCGGATATACAGCAATATTATCAGATTCTGAAGCAGGTAGTTTAATTGCAACTAGAACAGCACCACAACAAACTGCTGCCAGTGTTCCTCAATTTATAGGAGATGGTGAAGCAGCACAAAGTGTTACTGTATCGGGAACTGAATTTCAATTTACTGGTGGTAATCAATTAATTACCGATAAAGGTGCAACAATATTAATTATAGGAAATGAAACGGGTGGTAGAGCATCGATTAGTGTTACAGTTAAGAAATTGGCTTTAGCAGTTACTCCAGGAGTTCCGGTAAACGCAAATCAAGCATCATCTTAACAAATTAAAGGGTAAAAAATAATGGCAAGCAAAGCATATTCAACTAGTGGTAATTTCAAATATGAAAACACCAGCATGCAGAGAGAAAAAAGTTCCGCGGCCGTTTCGCAGGTCCAAGCATTAGCACGTCAGTTAGCTGATCAGATAATTGCAGAAAGAGATGCTGCTGCATTAGCAGCTGCAACTGGTAGGGTATATACTACATTTGATACTGCAAACGATATATTATCAAATAATGTGAGTACAGTAACAACCGGATTATTTTCTGGTAATACTGGTAGTTTGATTGCAATGGCGACCCAATCCGGACAAACTGCAATACAAGAAAGTTATTTTAGAACTGTAGTAGATAATTCCGGAAGACAACAATTTTCTATAGCATATGGTAATTTTAATGGATCTGGATCTAAAGATTTAACTGGTAATTTGAATGATGATACTCCTTCTAGAGCAATCTATAAACAATATGCTCAAATATTATTAGCACCTAATGATCTTAAATTTACAATTAACGGCGTCAATACTAATAGTATATATGTATTGAATTTTAATAGAGCTAGATTTAAAGAAAAGATAGATCCCGGAAACATTGAAATCAATTTAGCTAAAATGAATGCTAATGCAACTAACCCGCAAGCAGGATTAGCTAGTGGAGTTGATATTAGAGAAATAATAGATGATTCATCTACGCAAGCCGGAACTGTTGGAGAAAGTGGAAAGGTATATAATTTAGTATCTGGATCCATTGATGCCGGCACTAGTATATTTAATGCAGCAGCACCAGTATATTATGGATTATTATATCCAGAGTATGGAGTTGCAATATTAAATGCTGATGTATTAGATTCTCAAGTTGCTTTTGGAACGAATAATGCAAACGCAACTGATGGAAAAAACATGGAAAGAATGTTTAAATCTATATCTGGATCTGGGGCAATGACTGCGGTCGCTGGTAGAACTTATGGATTGCAAGCTAGATCATCGGAACAAGTTAAATCATCTTTCTACTTTGTAAGAGTAAAAAATGCAGAATATAATTATTCAAATAATCCATCATTTGTAACTGGATCTTTGGGTGAATTGAGATATACGACATTTGTTAATGATCCTCAAACTTTTATTACAACAATAGGATTATATAATAATAATAGAGAGTTATTAGCAGTAGCTAAATTAAGTCAACCTTTGTTAAAAAATAAAACAAAAGAAACACTTATTAAAGTTAAATTAGATTTTTAAGAATAAAATGATATGCCAACTATTCCAACAGTATTCCGGCCATTACGTAAAAATGACGTACAACATAAGCCGTTTTATGCATACAAAAATTATACAATAACAAATTCTAGTCATATTGATCAAGGATGTGTGTTACAATTAGCGTCACATTTAACTATACCTCAAACAGTTGGCGATACATTTACACAATATGATAAAGATATAAACTTTCAAGATGAATCGAATCAGCATGTTATATGGAATAGTTTAGATCATAAGTATTATCGACACCCATTTAGTCCAGATAAAACATTAGAATTAACAAATATAAATAAAACAGATAAGTTTTTGTTCATGTCCGGATCTACAATGGCTATACCATATGGCTTTGTAGGTGAAAAAATTAAGCATAAATCACTTACTATTAATAGTAACATAAAAAATTATAGAGATTATCCAGATTACTCTGTTAATTTATATGATGATAGTTATGGCAATCTAAAAGATCATGCAATTGTTAGTGCTTCATTTGCAAAAAAATCTAATTCTATATTTCATATGTCATTTAATAGTCTATATCGTAAATTTCCTTTAAATTTAGGATTATTAAATAATTTTAATGGCGAAACTAAATTTTCTAATGTGAGATTAGAACCGGGAGTAGTAGTTACTCATAATGCGGCTACTGGATCGAATTCCGGATTGTCAGGATATTTTACTAGTAGTTTAGTAAGTTATATACAATTAAATGATACTGATAAATTTAATAATTTTGGAAAATGTGATGATTGGACAATTTCATTATATATTAAACCTACAACTACATTAATAAATGGATCTATATTATCAAAAGGTAAAGTATTTTCAGAAAAGTATATTGAAAAAGAATCTGGAATTATTAAAGATAGAGATAAGACGGTTGATATGCCTATTCCTGGAATTGGAGATTTTTCAGAATTTAAAACACCGTTTCAATTAAGTCTTTATAATCAACATATACATTTTCAATCTAGTGATGCATCAACACAAATACATATATCAGCTAGTGCACACCACTCAAATTACAGAAGTGATTGGATGCATGTATTAGTAACTAATTCTTCATCGGTATGTAATTTATATATTAATGGCACTAAATCCGGACAAACCGGAACACTCCCTAGTAAAGAGACATCTAATACAGCGTATACATTTATAGGATCCCATGGACGTGATTTAGGAGATTCATTTCAAGGAAGTATTGCCGAAGTTAGGATGTATGATTATGCAACGACACAAACTCAGATAACATCTTTAGCTAATCAAAATTTCATTTCCGGGTCTTTATATCAAAATAGTACCGCTGGTAATGTATTTTATAAAAATGGTCAGTTAGTGATATCATCACCTATGCCTAAATATAACAGTTTATTTATAAGTAGTTCAAATAACATAGCTAATGATTTTACAGTTAAATATAAGGGCACTCATACTATTTATGAAAATGAAGTATTAGTACGAGTTCCTAAAGGCGCAGCAAATATATCAGTTAATCCATCTGCAACATATCGTCCTTCTACAGGATATGATAATACATGCACAGATGAAGAAAATAGTAATGGCCCCGGAGAATTTCGTAAATCGATGTTTGTAACGGGTTCTGCATTTCCTTATATAACAACTATTGGATTATATGATGATAAAGCTAGATTATTAGCTGTAGGTAAATTAGCTGAACCAGTACAAAAACGAAACGATATTGATATGAATTTCGTTGTTCGTTGGGATTATTAATATTTATATAAAAGGTTATGTATGTCGTGGAGATCAAAATCTAAAGTACGAGTAAATGCAATTAAGCATGGTTATAGATCTGGATTTGAACATAAAGTTTCAGATCAGTTAACAGAACAAAAAATAAAATTCGGGTATGAAGATACTGTAATCAATTATATTAAGCCAGAAACACATCATAAATATACTATTGATTTCACATTGCCTAATGGCATTTTAGTAGAAACAAAAGGAAGATGGGTTATAGAGGATCGCAAAAAACATTTATTAATAAAACAACAACACCCAGAATTAGATATTCGATTAGTATTTCAATCAGCTAAAACTAAGATACGTAAGGGTTCTAAAACAACATATGGCGATTGGTGTGATAAACACGGAATTGTATGGGCAGAAAAAAATGTTCCAGAAAGTTGGCTAAAGGCTTGATTCTTTGAAAAATTTTTATTATATTCATATTAATTAAATTTTTATTGAAAAATATAGTTTTGAAAGAAAACATTGACATGTTAAATGTTAATGCTAATATTATAATATTATAATAATATATGAGTAAATTTGCGATAATTACGTTACTGGAAACAATCTTAGGTTCTGGTAAAGTAAATTCAAATGATAATATTGCATTCCATTGTCCATTCTGTAACCATCAGAAGAAGAAATTGGAAGTTAATGTATCATCACAACATTGGCATTGCTGGGTTTGTAATGCTAGTGGCAGGAAAATTATAGTTCTTGCAAAAAAATTAAATGTAGATAGACAAAAAATATCTAAACTTATTCAATTAACTAACGATGTAGACCACCTACCTAGTAAAACAACAACTAATACAGAAGTTTTAACCTTACCTAAAGAATTCCGACCACTATGGCATTTTGATAAAGGATCGCCAGAATATCGAAATGCAGTATTTTATCTTAGAAATAGGAATATAGATATCTATGATATTTTAAAATATAGAATAGGTTATGCAGATTCTGGATTATTCTCCGGAAAAATTATTATTCCTAGTCATGATGCAAATGGTAATTTAAATTATTTCGTATCTCGTGCATATTACGAAGAAGATGCTTGGAAACATAAAAATCCAGGAGTGTCAAAAGATATTATAGGATTTGAATTACATATAAACTGGAATATGCCAATAATATTAGTAGAAGGCGCATTTGATGCAATTGCTATTAAAAGGAATGCCATTCCATTATTTGGTAAGACAATATCCAATACATTAAAAATGCGTATAGTAAAACGTAATGTTAAAACAATTTATATATGCTTAGATAATGATGCAAAGAAACAAGCATTAGAAGCATGTGAGTATTTTATAGCAAATGGTATAGATGTACATTTAGTAGACCTACCGGATTCAGATCCAAGTGAAATGGGATTTGAGAAAATACAAGAAATGATAGATAATACATATAAATTATCTCAAGAAAAATTAATTGAAGAAAAGATTTTATGCGCGTTATAGATATAAGGATAGATAAGATAGATAAAATATTTCATGTTGCAGATGTGCATATACGTAATGTTAATCGTCATAAAGAATATGTACATGTATTTAAACAGTTATATACATATATTAAAAAAAATAAAACTAAAAATAGTATAATATACTTAGCCGGTGATATAGTACATGCAAAAACAGATATGTCTCCAGAATTAGTATATCAAGTTTCAGATTTTTTTAAAAAATTAGCAGATTTAGCACCTACATTATTGATCACCGGTAATCACGATTGTAACTTAAATAACTCTAACCGTTTAGATGCCTTGTCTCCCATAGTTAAAGCCTTAAACCACCCAGACTTACATTATCTTAAAGACAATGATGTATATTGTATTTCGAACATACACTTCAATGTAATGTCGGTGTTTGAAAAGCCTGTAAATTATATAAAAGCTTCTGATTTTGAAGGGGATATTAAGATTGCATTACATCATGGAGCTGTTAATTCTGCAGTAACAGATATAGGATTTCGTATATCAAATGACCATGTGACAACAGATTTATTTAAAGGACATGATTTAACATTATTAGGTGATATTCATAAACCAGCTCAATTTTTAAATGATGAAAAAACTATAGCATATGCCGGCAGTTTAATACAACAAAACCATGGAGAGGGATTATTACATGGAATACTAGAATGGGACATTCCTTCATTAACTTCTAAATTTGTAGAAATAAAAAATCTTTATGGATATTATACATTTGAAATAGAAAATGGTAAAATATTAAATCCGTCTAATAAAATACCGAAACGACCTAGGTTACGACTAAAAGTTAAAAGTACGTCATCTAGTCAACTAAAAAAGGTTATATCGAGTATACGTACTAAATATAAAGTACAAGAAATTAGTGTTCAGAAAGTCCATACACTAAACGAAGATGTAAATGCACAAAAAATATCATTTGGAAATGTTAGAGATGTAGAATGGCAGAATAATGTTATAACGGAATATCTAGTAGATAACAAAGCTTTATCAGAAACAATGTTAGATTGCGTACGTCATATTAATAGGACCGTTCACTCCAAATTAACAGATTCAGAATTGACACGTAATGTTACATGGATTCCTAAGTATTTTGAATTTTCTAATATGTTTAGTTACGGAGAAGATAATAAAATAGATTTCACAAATATACATGGCGTTAACGGAGTATTTGCAGCTAATGCAAGTGGTAAATCAACATTATTAGATTCATTGGCATTTTGTTGTTTTGACAGATGTTCTAGAACAGTAAAAGCAGCTCACGTCTTAAATAATAAAAAATCTATGTTTTATTGTAAATTTAATTTTGAATTAGATGGTAAGCAATATTATATAGAACGTGATGGCAAAAAACAATCTAATGGCCATGTAAAAGTAATTGTAAATTTCTGGACACTAGACAATAATGGTGATAAAATTTTATTAAATGGCGATCAACGAGATAGTACCAATAAAATTATTAAAAAATATATTGGCTCGTATGACGATTTTATATTAACTGCATTATCATTACAAAACAATAATACTGGATTTATTGATAAGTCACAAAGAGAACGAAAAGAATTATTAACTCAATTTTTAGATATCGATGTATTTGAAAAGCAATATCAAATAGCAGCAGAAGACATAAGAGATACATCGGCATTAATTAGAGAATATAAACGTAATGATTATGCTACAACATTATCAGAATCAGAAAAAGTTATAAATCAACTTACACCTTCATATAATCGTATGAAACAAGAAAAGTTGGAACATACCAACATGTTTAATGATTTAAATGATATTATTGTAACATTGACGTCAGAACTAAAAACTATATCTGATGATGTTTTAACACCGGAAGCTGCCCAAATAAAAATTAATGAACTAACTAGTTCCTTAAATGAATTTAATTCTTTACAAGATGATCATTTAAATATAATTAAAAAATATGATACAAACTTAGGTTCATTACAATTGGAATTAAATTCGTATGATAAATTGGCTATAGAAAAAGAAATTGAATTATTAGAATCATATACAAGAATGATTAATGAGTTCGATAATAAGTCTAGAATAATAAATACAAAAATTACTCATGCCAGACGTATGGTATCAAAATTAGATGATCATAAATGGGATAAAGACTGTGAATATTGTATGGCAAATCCATGGCTCAAAGATACACAAAAAGCGGCAGACGAATTACCTCAACTAGAAAATGCATTATTTGAAATCATATCAAAAAAATCAGAGTATGAAGAAGTTATATTGAAATCACATGCGTATGATAGTTTAGAAGTTATTAACGAAACTCAATCATCAATAACATATATTAATAATCAACGTGATAGTGAACAACAAAATTTAAATGCATGTCTTTCGAAAATTGAATTATATGACACATTAATAGAATCAGCTACAGAAAAATTAAATGAATCTAAACAACATGAAGCAGATATAAAATTTAATTTACAAAAACAACGAGATATTAATGATGTGATATCTGAACGTGATGATTTGACAGATCAAATATCCAATTTAGAATTTAATTTAAGAACAATAACAGGTAAGATACAAGTTGCAGAGGAATCTAAAAGGCAGTCAATTGAATCAATTGAAAGACTATCTGAATTAGAAAAACAATATAAAGGATATGAATATTATTTACAGTCCATTAAAAGAGATGGCGTTCCTTATAAATTGATATCAAAAGCATTACCGCAAATAGAAACTGAAGTTAACAATATATTAACTCAAGTTGTGGATTTTAATATGATATTAAAAACTGATGGCAAAAATATTAATGGATATATTATATATGATGATGACAATTTTTGGCCATTAGAATTAACATCAGGTATGGAGAAATTTATTGCATCATTAGCAATAAGAACATCATTAATTAATATAACTAGTTTGCCTAGGCCAAATTTCTTAGCAATAGATGAAGGATTTGGAGTCTTAGACTCTGAGAACATAAACAATATACATTTATTATTCGATTATTTAAAATCTCAATTTGGATTTATCATGTGTATTTCTCATATTGATACCATGCGAGATGTAGTTGATAAACTTATTGAAATCAAAAAGTCTAACGGATACTCTAGAATCAACTATGAGTAATATTTATATAAAAGAATTATATAGGAGACACTAGTGTCGATACGTAAAAAAGCAGAATTATTTAATTTAGAAAAATTTGAATACGATTATATTGATCGATCGCCCACATCTAATAGGTTATTTGGAATAGTAGATTTTCCGGATAAACTTACAGCCGGCAAGAATTTATTTAAAATTCGTATGCAGAATGTTCGATTCGTTGATAACTGTAAAGTATATATAGATATTGTAGATTATAATGGAGATCCAATATACTACGAACCATTAAATTATTTAGAAAAAGATGGAACAAGAGTTGTTGCAGTATACATATATCCAGAAACATGTCCAGGAGTTGCTACAGTTAATGTTGCAGCAAGATTAGAAAGATCTATAATTGAAACCGGTGTTTACAGACCCGGCCAATCAATACCATTTAGTAACGATCCTGCAGATCCAAACTTTTATAATATACCTAATGTATTATGGCAACGAGAAGTAATAGTATCGCCGAGTAGTACAAATACCACTGAACTTATTTTTACAAAACAGCCATCAGTTACCATAACAGAAATTGTTCAGCCTTACAGACAACCACTCGAATTATTTAATGTTTTTACTGAAGTATCTACTTCTAATAGTTCAGTAACAATAACTAGTCAGTCACCAGTATCGAATACAACAGCACCGGCAATAGAAGCGCCTGTATTAAGAGGAGCATCTGCAGCAGCCGCGGTTGCCGGGCCGTCGAATCCACCAGTGACTCAAGGACAGACATCTAGAAATTCTCCGAACAAATCTGTTGGAACCTCTGTTCTAAGAACAAATGCTGTAAAAGGTCAGTTAGATTCTTCCGCGGGCAAAACAACAGTATCCGATACAGTTGTGACAGTATCCGGAGAGTCGATATTTAGAACTACAAACTTCCCTTTATCTAGATCAATGGAGACATTTGATATCAAGGTAGTACATCCGATAATATCAGCACCTGCGGGAACAAAAACAGATGTCCATGGCAGAGCACTTCCACGATCTCAAGAAAATGAAGCAGTTGCACAACTTGGCTCGGCAGCTGATATTGAATTAAGTGGCTCATATGTATTTAATCTCCGAACTGTGCTTAGCTCCACGAGTGGAAAGCTATCTCAAATATCTGGATTTAAACATGATGCAGAAAATACATTTGGAGCATTTCAAGTACCGATACTAATAGCTAATTCTAAAGCACCGAATCCAAGTAGTGATAGCAGAGTATCGAACGAAACTGCTACATCTAAAGTGTTTCAGTCAACAACATTAGTTATTACTTCATTTACAGCAACAAATGTTACCGCAAGTTTTATAAAACCTTCTGAAGTAATTTTTACCGAAAATTCATCTAGTTTTGCTGATATTATTATTGCAGATACAGAACCAAAAACAGGAGATGTATATAGAGTTAAAACATTATATAAACCATCCGGACAATTTGGAGATTTTCAAGATCTTGGAGATACTATATTAGAACAGCAAAACATATTAATTGACGAAAATGCATTTGAAACAAATGTTGTTGTCGGCTCATTTTATGAAAATTTTGGAACATTAGAATCTTTAGAAGAAATTAACAATTATTGGTCTGCCAGTAAAAAAAGTCCATCTACTCTAAACCCTAGAATTGCATCAATAACGCCAAGATATGACACTGATACATTAATGGGTGGTATAGATATGGATGTAAATTGGTCTAGTACTGTCACTAACCAATATACAGCTTTTAATAACTCAGGAGCAGCACTTGAAATAATACCTGAATATAGACCCAATCTTTATACAGATACAACATACGTTGTATCATTTAAAATTGCAACCCATCCGGATATCGGATTATATTCTGCAAGAGATCCTAGACTAAAAACTCCTAGGCTAGATATATATGTTAATGGCGATATAACACAAGATAGTCCAATTTCAGAAATACTAATAGGCAATCCATCTATTCATCCGTTATGGAAAAATACATTAACTAATATTTACAGAGATCAAGGCCCTCTAGGATCACGTATAGGAACTATATTTACAGATACGACGCCTAGCATAATTACAAATGTACAATTTCAATTTACATCTAACACAAATGACCCATTAGATTTGAAATTTGTAACTCGTATGGGTAGATTTATTATTTCTGATATACAAATATTAGCAGATAAAGAAACGGGATTTAGTCCAAACTATGTAAGAGTTGCAAAACGTATTCCGACTGAGCACATGAATACTCCGTTAACATTTAAATTTTTATATTTTGATACTGTAGGCAGTAAAGCAGATTTAGAAACATTTGCATATGGAGCAGTATTTGATGGTGATAATACATATATTGAAGGTACTGATAACTTATTAACAGGATCTGTTTATATAGGTAATACTATTAACTCTGGAATAGAATTAGCGGGAGTTAGCTCCGGATTTATTAGATCTATAGGATATGATGGATTTACAAATACTAAAACCGGAACATCACCTGGTGGATTCTTAATTTACTCCGGATCTAATAGCATGACTTTAGGCGTTGATACTTATGAAGGCGTTGGAATGCAATTGGTTGGAGATAATGATAATAGTCATTTTATATTTACAACACAAAACGGTGGATCTGTTGATATAAAAGCAGAAAAGTTTTTTATAGGAACAACTAATACACAATTTATAAGTGGTTCAGGAGGAAATATAGAAATTAGTTCATCTATATTTCATTTAGATCCCCAAGAGAATAAATTAATAATTGGCGCAGATGCTATAATAAATGCAGACCTATCCGTAAATCAATTATTTACTCCAGCTGGAACAACTAAAGCCAATGCAAGATCATATATATCTAGTTCGGGCGAAGCGGGATTTTCTGGAGACACAGCTGGAAATTATGCTGTTGAATTAAATGGAAACGGAACATCAAAGATTGCAGGATTTGAAATTGATACAACTACTATAAAATCCAGTACCGGAGCAGTTCAACTTAAGTCGAGCGGACAGATATCAGCTTCCAAAGTATTGTTTGGTGATAAAGCAACTAATCAATATGTGCAATATGATGGCACTAATTTAGTTGTAAAAGGAGATCTGTCTGTAGACGAAATATTTACACCAGCCGGAACAACTAAAGCCAATGCAAGATCATTTATATCTAGTTCAGGCACAGCTGGATTCTCTGGAGATGGATCTGGAAATTACGCTGTTGAATTAGATGGTAATGGAACTTCAAAAATTGCTGGATTTACAATAGATAGTGCAGCAATTAAATCAAGTGATTTAGCAAGTTTAGTTTTAAAGGATACGGGAGAAATAACAGGATCAAAAGTTTTATTATCAGGTGGAAGAATTACTGGCGGAGTAGTAATAGAAGGTTCAGTAACAGCAAATCAAATATTTACGCCAGCATTAATTAATGGCCAGGCATCCACTCAAGCAAATGCATCATCTTCCATAGATCAATTCGGGTTTGCAAAATTTGCATCTGCATCTATAGCAGGATTTGTAGTTAACACAGAAGAAATTAAATCTCCATTAGATGGAAATGTACATAATCTAAGATTAAAAGCATCTGGCCAAGTAACAGGATCAAAAGTACAGTTTGATGGGGGAACAATTGGAGGATTCCAATTATCAAGTACACAAATCAATTCTACTACCAATGACTTAATATTAAAAGCTAGTGGCCAAGTAACTGGATCTAAAGCATTATTTATTGGTGGTAAAATAGGCGGCTTTACAATGACACCGGGTCAATTAAGTGGCGGTTCAGGCAATACCTTTATAGCATTAATTCCACAGACCGGAATTCAGATGGGTAATGAAACATTTTCAAGTGCTCCATTTAGTGTAACTAATGCCGGTGTATTAAAAGCCACATCGGGAACAATAGGCGGATTTACATTAGGCGCAAATACACTTACAGCAACTAATTTTGAATTGAATCCGTCCGGTAAAAGAATAACTTTAGGATCTGGCAATAGCATTTTTATTGCAGATGGGGATGAGGGAATTCAACTTGGACATGCAACGTTTGCAGATGCGCCATTCAACGTCGATTTAGCTGGTCGATTAAAAGCTACCGAAGGAGTTATAGGAGGCTTTGGTATAAGTTCTACTAAAATTACCGGTAGTAATATAGTAATAGATTCGGCAGGAAGTATACAAACATCAGATTATGCATCTGATTTGAAAGGATGGAAAATATCCGCAGACTTTAATGGATTTGCTGAATTTGAAAATGCAAAAATTAGAGGAACATTATCAACTGCAGTATTTGAAAAAGAAACAGTTAATGCGGTTGGTGGTCAATTATATGTAGCAAATTCCACAGCATTAACATCATCAGCTGCTAGACCATCAGGAAATTATTTTGCTACAGATGCAACAATGTCAGTTGTTAATGTTTCAGGATTTTCTACAGATGAAATTTTATCTTTAAAGAAAGTATCTAATACTGGATTTAGTACTGAATATGTAAAAGTAATATCTGCATCTAGAAATAACCAAGGAAGCGAAACAGATCTTTCAGGAGAATTATTCCTTACTAGAGGATATGGAGATTCATTCCCAGTCGGGCCATCAGCATCATTAGGAGACACTCCAGGTGGTGCACAATCTTATAGTGGATCTCAAGTTATTGTATCAACAGGGAAAATAGGTACGGGATATATTAGATTAAATGCAAATCCAAACAACCAAGCAACTCCATATATGGATATAGTTGAAAGAACCGGATCTGGAGTTTATGATGTAGACTTGAAAGTAAGATTAGGAGACCTTAAAGGATTAGCAAATTCAAAATATGTATTTGGAAGTTCTTCTCCAGGATTTGGATTAGCAACTACCAATGTATTTCTTCAAGGAGGTATAATAGCTAATACAGGTTCTATTGCCGGCATAAAAATGGAGTCTAGTAAATTGTTTATCGGAAATGGAGTTCATGCCAATTCCAATACTGGATTTTATGTTGATTCTGGATCTAATTTTTCATTAGGTAATAAATTAACATGGGATGGGTCTGCATTAGTAGTTAGAGGACAATTAAGATTAGAATCGGGCGAAAATGTTCAAGATGCGATAAATGAGGCAACTGCTTCAAATACTGCAAAATCATTAATATTAACTACAGATTCTCAGATATTTTCATTTGCATCAGCATCGTCAAATGTAGCATCGCCTACAGCTATAACAGTTAATATAGCACAACAAAATTTAAGTGGTGTAATAACTCCTAGTGATATTACAATTATTTCCGGAAGTACTACAATTACTGGATTCAAGGTTGCATCTGGAAGTGTAACTGTATCAAATAATTTATATAGTGGTATATCGTCTGGGTCGTTATCATATGGTGCAGAAACAACAGATGGTGGCCTTCAAGGCCAAAAAACAAATTTACCGTTAACAATAAGTGTTACTAAAGATGGATTAACAGATTCTACAACAATATTTAAAGTTCAAGGAGGATCTTCCGGAACTGATGGAACAGCTGGAGCTCCAGGAGCGGCAGGGGCAGATGCATATACCGTATTCTTAACAAATGAATCTCATACATTCCCGGCCGATGCCAGTGGAAATGTAAGTAGTAATGATTTGGCAGCCGGCGCAACTGAGGTTAGAGTATTCAAAGGAACTACTCAATACACATTAGACGCTTCAGCACCATATGGTACTAACACTTACAGAACATCAAAAACACAAACAGGTATTACATTATCAAATAATA